GGGGGGGGGGGGGGGGGGGGGGGGGGGGGGGCGGCCCCCCCGGGCGGGCAACAGTTGCAGCGGTAACGCACAATTGCCAGGTGTGCGAAGCACAATTGCCAGGTGTGCGAAGTACAAGTTGGCGCGTGTGGAGTACCGCGGCAAAGCCGCCCCGCCCAAATCGCGCTAGGGGGGTCAAAACGATTATCAAATGAGAATCATTCGCATTTCCGAGTCAATCGAGGATGAGAATGATTCTCGACAAACCATCGAAACCGCATCAAACCCTACCAGATTGTCAGTTTTTCCGCGTTTGGGCGACAATTGTCGCGTTTGGTAAAACGAGCGCAACTGCGTCAATCATGTTGCGGCGCGTCAATTGTCAGCGCTTCTGCCTGGCGGATCGCGTGCCATGCTTGCGAGTCGATGTTTATCGCTACGACGGGAGCGCGATTCTCCGCCCATGATCGCGGATCGAGGCGCGCAGCAAACCATTTGCGCGTATCAACGCGCAGTCTAGGATCGTCTTTTGCCTCGTCGGCGATCGTCAGCGCCTCCTCCGCCAGCGCCGAGGCGCGCTCCTCGCGTGCGCGCGCGTACTGAGCGCTGCGCTCTGGCGCCAATAACCACCTATTTAAATGCCCTTGCTTTACTCCAATACTTTCGGCTATAGCTCGAACACTTTCGCCAGCGCTTATGCGCTCGAGAATCTCCTCCTCGCCTACTTTCTCAATAACCGCAAGCGCTGCGCGCTTTTGTGGCTGCCCCGCCATATAAACCCCTAAAAGGTTGAAATTGTCCGACAAATGGTCAATCGATCAATGCGCGACCATGCTATTGTTTTGCTTGTTGCAATCAATCAAGACGGAGTCAATATCATGCGCAAGCCAAACGGATTTGTTTTTTATCGCGGATTCTCGCCAATCGATCAAGCGCCAATCGTCGGGATCGCGGTTTGAGTCTAGCAATGTCAAAACCGGGAACATGATTCAAACGTACATTATTCGATCGGACGTTAACCCTATCAGCGCCGTCAATACTGGCAATGATAAAAGCATTTGTGGCGATTGTGTGCATCGTGGCAATGAAAGCCAAAAGCGCACATGTTACGTTGATTACTCCAAAAGCGTTAACGCAGTCTATAAAGCTTTCGAGCGCGGCTCATATCCCGATTTTTCGCACAATGTAAAGCTTGCAGCGCTTTGGCTAAAGGGTCGCAAGATTAGACTAGGCGCTTATGGCGATCCCGCCATGATTCCCGCGGAAAATTGGCTTGAATTACTCGAGCTCGCTAGTGATTGGACCGGATATACGCATCAATGGCGCGAACCATTTGCGCAAGCGCATCGCGAACTATGCATGGCAAGCGCCGATAGCCTTAGCGATCGCGACGTCGCGCGCGCTATGGGCTGGCGCACTTTTCGCGTTATCCCGATCGGATCAGCGCTCAAGCTTCAAAATGAAGCAATTTGTCCCGCCAGCCCTGAAGGTGGCGACAAAAAACAATGCATTACATGCGGGGCGTGCGATGGCGCTTTAAAGCCAAGCGCTGCATCGATCGCCATCGTCGTCCACGGAAAATCAGCAAAACAATTTGCGGAGGTTTAAACCATGCAAGCTTTAATCGATTGGACCATAGCACTAATTTTTGGCGTCGCGCTTGCGTGCGCAATTTTCTTTAACCTTTAACGCCAGCATGAAAAAATGAAAACTTAATCTAAGCCCTTCGGGGCTTTTTTTTTCGCGCGCCAAGCGCTTCGCGCACTGGCGCCATTTTGCGTTATTGATTGCCAAGCGCTTCGCGCACTGGCGCACTGCGCACGCCTAAGCTTTACGCTTGGCGCTTGCATGCGCTCGTCGCAATACTTTGGAGGATAAACCCATAGAATCGCCGACAATCGATTTTCTCGAAAGCAAATAGGGTGATAGCCATGACCTTAGAAAATCGCCTACAAGGGCGCTTTCCGAGCGCCTATGGCTACGCCAATGCGCCAAGTAACCCTATGAGCCGATCAACTGGCTTTGCATCACGTCGCATAGCATCGAGAATCGTTATCGATCAAGCATCATGCTTGAATCCGATTCAATCCCAATCGTGAATCGTTCTCATTGACCGATCACCGCCTTGCTGCTTACATCAGGCACCCCCACATGTTCCCGTAGCCAAAAACATGCAAAAACCGGGAGCCTTCCGCCAAACGTTTCAACCATGTCGCTTTGACTGACTTTCCATTACCGCCAACGCGTCCTTACTCAACGCGTAAGCCTGCTCACTGCTTCCCTTGTACACCGGACCAATATCTTCTTCCGCCATCAGCGTCAACACTTCAGCACCAGGCATTGCCCGTTTAATACTCACCGCCTGCGTGAAAAATTCCTGCTGCAAGATGACCGCCACTTCATCCATCGTCCAGCAGTCGCACTCAGGTCTCATTGCCGCGTAGGCGTGGACAGTTGCCGGATCAGCGCAAATCGCAAACACGCTCCCGTCATCCCGTTGGCCCTCCATAACACTTACCGCCAACGGTTCAGCGTTCAACGCCTTAGCTTCAGCCTCCAACACGTCAAACGCTCGCATCATTCCGCCACAAGCTGACCTATACGCCTCAACATCTCTCGCTTTCCGCGCATCTCTACACCGCCATAACTGCTTCCAAAACCGCAATCGCGTTTCCTCGCTCACGAGTTCCGCCAAACGATCTAATCCCCAAACCTTATCCGCCTCACGCTTTCGCTTCATCACACTGACCGCCACACTATTCATCGCCAACACAATCGGATCATCCTCTTCAAACGGATTCCTTAACCGATCCTCTGATCCGCCATACAAACCATCTCTCACCTTCCCGCGCTTATCTTTTGCCGCCATAACCCAAATCCTTTCTCTTTACGCTTTCCACTTCAATCACCGTCCGGAACATTTCAACGTCCGGATTGTGTGTCTTTCAGACACACACACAATTCGGACGCTATGAAATTTTGTTCGATGGCGTTTTCGGACAACTAAGGACGCATTTTCGGACGCTTTTAGGACACTTAACATGACTTTAGGACGTTTCATTTCGGACGCTTTGATGCTTAAAAAATCACTTTCGGACACAATCCGGACGCTAACCTTGTTTTTGCCTACTTTTTAAGCATTTCTTAATGTTTTGGCGGCTAACCCGGACGCACTTTCGGACGCCTAAAAACCTTCTTCGTTAATCGGTTTGATCCACACTAGATCGTTTCTTATGGCGGCAAACCCTAAATCGGTCAACTTATCCTTTACTTCCTTCCAACGCTTCCTCTTATCGCTTTCCTCCACATCGTTCCCTAGCCTGGCGTACACCTCATCACGCCAACGCTCTAACGTCACCACGCGATGGCGTTCCCCTTGAACGATCTGGTATTGCCCTTCCACCTTCACAATATGGCGGAGCGCTTCCCTGCCCATCGATTGGTGCTTACCACGCCCTGCGTTTGGTTTTGCGTTTTGTGGCGGCTTGAATCCAACGCCATCGGGTAACTCACCCTCAAATGGTTTGACCACGAGCGTGTTGGCTAAGTCATCCTCGAACCCCAGGTTGAGCTTGGCGGCAGACGTTGTTGGTTCATCAAAGTTCACCGTTTCCATAGAAAAGTGAATCTCCACACCGTCCTTGCCATCCTTTTGCTTGGTCACTTTGAGCGTGCCTGACATCTGATCGATATGGCGGGTAATCTCAATTTGCGTATCCACTGCACCTAGAAAGCTGGAGTGACCGCGCAACCCTAATGAAGCATCCTTACCTGAGTGGTGGACAACCAGGAGTGCTGCGCCCGTGGCTTCCTGCAAGCGTCCACAGTTACTGATGAAACTTCCCATATCCTCGGACGCGTTCTCGTTTCCGCCGCCAAAAGCGCGGGCTAAGGTATCAATAATGATCAATTTCGGACGCTGAATTTCGGACGCTCTGATGGCGGCAATCAAATCAGCAAAGTCCTGATCAGATGACCTTAAGTTGACTTGTGAACGAATGACGCCAACCGGAATGTCCTTGAGTTCATACGCATGGCGTAAACCCGAAATCCTTGTGCCAATCCCGCCATGCCCTTCACCGGCGATGTATAAGACTTCACCCGCACTCGGAACTTCGTGCGCCAGCCACGAATCCCCACTGGCGATCATGGCGGCTAAGTGCAACGCGATAAACGATTTGAACGTGCCTGGTGGGCCATAGAGCGCCATGAATCCCTTCTCCGGCACAATCCTATCCACCAACCACTTGACCGGCTCATCCTTCGCATCACGCCACATCTCAACCCTGTAACGCTGCGCTTCCTGCGCCTCGATGACTTCAGCAAACGGTTCACGCTCAGGAACAACGGATTCCGGTTCCGTTTC